GTTTCCATTTGAGTTTGCACATCTCCATTTTCTATAGCGTTTGTTACAACTTGTACTTCACCTTCGCGTAACGGCCCAATGTTATAAGTAGGGTATGCGCTTTGCACCGTCTGGTAATCTTGCCGGCGTTTTTCTATTGAACTAAATAATTCGTCTGGAGTACCCCCAAACGCAATTGCTGACGGCTGAACCAGCCCAACGGCCTGAGCGTGGGTCATCCCGTCTTTTTTAAGGTTAGCTCTTGTGTTTGTAATGAAACTTTGGGCAGCGTCCCTGGCTTTGACCTCTAGCACTGTGTCAATGCCTGGACCGCCAGCACCCTTTATGCCGCCCTGCAGCTGGTCTAAAGACCGTTGCGCTTCTTCTGGGGTGGCCTGTCTATAAGCTGACAATATATTTTCAACAATTTTTAATTCTTGCAGCTCTGTTTTTGCTGAAAGATTTATAGGCTGGCCAGTAGACGGATCTATAACACCGTCCAAAGATGTCAACTCAGTTTCTAGTTTTACTAAAACAGCCCCATCAATTTGACCGCCGCCCTCTATAACTTTTGTTAAATCTGCAATTCTATCACTTGCCAGCTTGGCCTGGCCCTTCATTACTTTAACGCCAGTGTTCATCTGTGTGCGTAAAGTAGATGCTATTTTTCTGGACGCATCACGGCCAATAGCTTTTGGCGGGGATTTTTCTAGCTTGGAGATAAATTTCATTTGCTCTTGCATGGAGCCTAGTTCTGAAAAATCAAACCGGATGCCTTCCTCGATGGCTTTTCCCCTGGTTTCTAAAAATATTTTAGACACCTGATCTTCGCTAAATTGAAGGTCTAGCATATAAGTCTGGAGATTTTTTAATTCAGCATCTATCATGCCTAATCGCACAAGGTCGTTTGGCGAATTAGACGCCGCCAGCTGATAAATGTTTTGTTGCCTGGTGTCGATGCCAACCAGGGCACGGCCCCTGGCGGCCTGCATTGCCTTCTTATGATAAAAGTCAGCGTAGTTTTGTGTAAATATTCCAGCTTTTGCGTTTAATTTTGCTTGCAGCTCACCCGCCAACAACGGGTTAAGATCCGATAGTGCTGCCGGTATGCCGTCTGTGACATCAGCCAGGTTAGCCTGGAAATCGTCTAGTGACAGTTCTTGCTGTTCAGCGGCTGAAAGCACCTGGTTCATCTCTAAGATCGCCTGGGTTTCTAACTCAGCTGATGCAATCCTGTTTGCTGTCTCTACAGCTGCGCGATCTTCAATAGTTCGTGGGCCGCCAGCTTGCTGCATGGAAGATAACACGGGCTGGGCACCCTCATCGGCCACTCGCTGCATACCGCGCTGTTTGGCTTCTCTTGACTCTTGCTCAAAAGAAAACTTGGCCATCCGGCTTACAGAGTCTGAAATAGTGCGGTACATATTTCTGGTTTCTGCTAAAGCCGCATCTTCTAACGGCTTGACTTGCATCACCCGCTCTTGGCCGCCTTCGTATCTTAATATTCTAGGGGCCATTAAAAACCTCCTGGATCAGTCTGGTAGCTTGAGCTGCTATTATAATAAGTTGTGCGGTTTCCGAAAGAAGTGGTTGAAGCGCTTTTACCGAACTCAGGATACCCAAGCTGAGATTGTTGTGCATGGCCAGACGCCAAAGAACCCATTGCCTCTATGTATGAGTTAGCAACAGCAACCTCTCCAGCATACATATAATCCTGGGCCTGTCCTTCAGCTCTACCTAACTGAATATCAATGTTGTCCTTGACCGTGCTGTAATCACGGACACCGTACTTTAATGACCCCGTTTGGACAGCTGTTATGTTTGTTGTGCCGCCACCAACCTGGGAACGTGCCAGGCTTGTGGACATAATGCTATTAACTTTAGAAAGGATCTGTGCGCCTTTCATTTGCAAGTTTATTGCAGTTATACGCCCAGAAAGCCGCGCATCAGCAGCCTTTCGGTTATACATTGTCTGTTTAGACTGGCCTCCAAGTATGGCGCCAAACGCCCCGACTACTCCAGCAAATATCTGAGACATATCAGTTTCCCACGCTCATCTTGTACTCAAGGCCAAGTAAAGTCATTTTAAGTGGCTCTGTTTGAGTAATAGTAATTTGTCCGGTTCCAGAAAACCCCAGAAGGCCATGCACGGTTTTTGTTCCAGTAAACTCTGCAACAGGATCCCCCAACACACTTACCCCAAAATTCCTAAACGGCACCAGTTTGTTGTTGATACTAAGGTTTTGCGTATTCGCAACAACCGCGTCAACCTGGACAATACGTTTTTTAACGCCTTGTATAGTGCCCTGGGGCAGCTTTGGCTCTGCCGGCATAGTCACCATAGTAACGTCATAGTTTAGTCCCACCTGGTGAGAAGCTGTGGCAGCCGTTCCAAAGGTCACAGTGAAGGGAGATGCTGGCACCGTTTGCTCTGGCTCAACTACACCATCACGCACAATATTTACAGACTTCCCCTCCAGGTGGTCCATTGTAACGCTCGATGCAGCATTACCGCTTTTTGCACTATCAAGCGTAAGATTTTCATCAAACTTTTCTAAATAATAAACTGTGGCACTGTTTACAGTTCGCTTTACAATTGTAAAGGTTTCAGCAATTTCATTTGCGATAGATATAAATTCACCGTCTGTTGTGAACTTGCTAGGAGCCACAACATTCTGATCTTGCAATATTGAGTACACGGTCATCGACCCGTCATCCCCGTTTACCAAAAACAACCGGTCAGTTTCATCAGTTGACGTTGCCCTGCGGATAGACATATCAACCGGCGCTTTTAGTAGATGGCTACTAAATACTGATAAATTGTTGGCCCCATAACTAGATGTTGCATCTTGAAACTGGAAAGCCATAAGAGACTTACCCTGGCGCTGCACAAATATTGTTGACCCTTTAAGATCCTCGATGGGAATACCAGGCCGGCTGCCTATACGGCTTTGCGGTTTTACCAGGAAATTAGTAGGCGTAACCGGTTCGTTGCCGAGCTGCGCTACAACAAACTCTCCGGCAGTTGTGAAGATCTGCAAGTCAGGCCCTGGGTTCAAATGCGTAATAACATTCAATTGGTTGGTGTTGATTGTGGCCTCTACACTTTCGTCATCGAGGCCAGTGCCGACATCAAAATCAAAAAATTGAATAACTTTGCTGCCCCACACCGTGTTAGGTCTGGTAGTGGTGCCACCAAAATACAAACGCCCCTCATGGAAAGCCGCTGACCTTGGCCATCCCCTGGTGTTGCTCCAAGTATTTTCGTACCCTTCTTCGTATTCCCAATCAGCATCATCTATGTTGTTTGTGTTAAACAAAGGAACCTCTGCAAAGCACTCCAATTTTGCTGCGCTAACTTTACGCACAATTCGCAAACGGCCAAACGGGGTTACATTAATAAATTGGCCAATATAACTGGCTGCAGAAGCACTAAACACATTAGCGTCTGAGCCACTATGTTTTGCTGTCAAAGTAATATTACCCTCGATCCCGCTAGGCTCTAAATGGTCGTGGGGTGTTCCAGTGTTGTAGCTAGAGCCAACAGTGGTTGTGAGAGTGAAAGCATACCGAGGCACATTAGACAACGGCAAAACCCCAACAGTCCAGCTGGTGTCAGTGTTACGCAATAACCTTTGAGGTTCCAAACTTTGATGCACCAAAATCAATGTATCAACAGCCTGGATATAATTTAACTCGTCAATAACCCCAGATGTAATAGCCGCAACAGCAAGATAATCGTTGCCGGAGCTGTTGATGTTTTGTTGGAGAACCCCGTTCTTGAAAATATAAACACGCCCAACCACCACCACCAACAGGTAGCTGTCATTAACGCTATACTCAAATGGGATTAGCTTAAACTTAGTAAAAGAGCTGCCAAAATTGTAAACAAACTCAAGCCCTGGTCTACGCCTCGCGCCGCCCTGGGGTTGGATTGTTACATTTTCTGCAGACTCTAGCGCATTTTGATATTGCGCTAGGTCAGTCCTTGCACGGAGTAACGGGTCCAGCTCACCAACACTGAAATTAGTTTGAAACTGAACTATCCTCGTCATTATCTCACCTGGATTAGTGCATAATCTTCGATTATCTGCGGCAGCCGGCCACGGCTGTCGATGTTTACAGCTTCCCTAAACAACCCGCCACGGCCATTTTCTCCAGGGCTGCCATAAGCTATAGATCTAAAATAATCAGCTTTTGAAGCCTGGTCAGTAATTACGATCCCAAGCTCCCCTGCCAAGGCATTTCTAAGAAGATGCACAAAGTAAACCGGCATTTTAGATTCGCTGATAGTTTCCTGATAGTCTATAAAAACAGTTTCTAGGTCAGTATACAGCTGATCGCCGTAGATCTCCCATCCGTCATTTATGGCGTTTTGGTTGGAAGCGGATGTTTCAAATACTGCCTGGACACCAGAAAGAATGTTTCCTGGCAGCTGGTAAGCATATCGAAATTCGTTGATTGGAGCTGTTGCAAGTCTGCCAAGGGATGTTTTCTTGTACGTCCAGCTCCAAGGATACCTGGCAAGCAAAGAGTCTCTGAGGTCTGGATAAAGCCGGTCACAAGCCTGGGCGGCATCAGTCCCTTCAGTAAAAGAAGAAATTGGGGAAGCACCCAACATAATCAGTGCATCGGAGCATATTGATAGATCTGTATCGCCGGCGGCCATATAACTACTCCATTAAAATGGTTGGCAGGGGACCGTAGCCCCCCGCCATATTTTTTTTAATCGCCGTCTGTGTTCGCTAGAGTAGTACCATTGTTCACATCGACAACGCCGGCAGCGTTTGACAACACATAAACTAGAGTTGCCACAGCTGTCGAGCCTGTTGAAGTCACACAGTAAATCAAGTCACCAACTTCCAGAACATCTGAAATGCTGTTGAAATAACCCTCTGTGTTCACATCCGCAATTGCGTCAGCTGTTTTGTACGCATAGATGCCAGGGGCATTGCCGCGCTTAGACGCATTTACAGTTGAAAGACCAGTAGATGAATAAGCCATAATTTAATCTCCTTATTCAGTACAGCTGATTTTGACGATGCCTTCATCGTCAATAGCGACAGCGCCAGCTGAGAACATTGAAGAAACCAGGAAGCTAGTTTTCTCCGCAATGTAGTTCACCTCTGTCTTTTGTGCCATTGACTCAGCATAGCCGAGAGAGTCTTTGTGCCAGGCAAAGCAAGTGCGAGTTGATGGCTTTGGAATACCACCTTCATCGCGATCACCCATCGTAAGTACCTGAAATCCCATGAAACTTCCGATTTCTCCACGGACCAGAGCTTTCACGCTAGCAAAATCTTGGCTAGTGATCTCAGTTTCGCCAAGCAAAGCATCAAGCTGGGAAGCGTGCATAAGAAGATAACGGCCCTCAGAAGGTACGTTTTTCTCATTCATTGCTTTCGCAGTAGCGCGGAGCTTCTCGATGTTCATGTTTGAACCCGACCCACCAATGGTTGTTGCCACTGTTGACGGTGAAGCAGCTGCATCGAGTGCATCAATACAGATCTGATCCATACGCCGAGCAATCGCTTTTGAGACTACCTCGACAAGTTCACGCCGCTCATCAAAGTTAATGTGAGTTTGGTGAAAGATATCGGAATATTCTGCAGCGATAAAATCTGACATATTCGCGGTCACTTGCGAGTAGGTCACATTTAACGGGGTTACATCGGTCTGATTAATGCGAGGGGTTGCCACGCCTTTACCGATTTTTGGAAACTTTACAGTGTTTCCCTGGACGCCGGTGCGAGTACGCATTGTTCCGCGTAGGATCGACTCGGACTGATACGCTTGCTTCACTTCACTTTCAAAGAGTGTCACAAACGCTGTGGTTACATTCTGCGCCATAGCAGAATCCTCCTATTAAGGTTTCGACTAAAACGCAATCCGTTATCCTTACGGGCGGGTTGCTTGCGCTTTGTGGATGCGCCGACCAACGGGTTCACCGTATAGAAGGGCCACAAGGTTATCCTTCAAATACTATATTTACACACAATTGGCCGGTTATGCAACTATATCTAGCTGTTTGCTTCCATCCACTGCTTTTCTATCTTGCCTCGGAAAGAGGCATCTGTTGTCCAGCGGGGGTCTGCAATAGCAGATTCCAGGTCCTCTTTTGTCATTGAAGGCGAATTGATCGCCGGCGTAATAGGGATGCCCTCATTGGTCAAAGCCTGGTGGTACTTAATAAACGCATTGATGCTGTCTGCACTGTCCAGGCTTATCGCCAGATTTTGTTGCTCCTCGTTGGTCAACGGTGCTTTTGCAATCAACCGCTCAACCATAGCAATCTTTTCGGTTGCCCGATCTCCGAGCTTCGCCATTTCTTGCTGGCGGTCTATTTCCACTTCTTCAGCTTCTTGTTTAGTGACTGAAAGGATTTTTTGGCCCAGCTCCTCAAACGCTGCCTGGCTGACACCATTTTCTTTTGCCCACTCAGAAAAGATTTGGAAACCTGGCTCTTCAGCATCGAGGCCCTGTTCAGCCAGTGAGGCATATTCATAATCCCCATCAGGCGCCTTGTGCTTTCCCTGGCTAAATTTTGTACGCAGCTCATTATAGCTTTTGGCAAGTTCTTCAACATTAGGGCCATCCTCATCCCAAAATTGCTCTGGATAATAATCTGGACGCTCCAACGGCTCGTCATCAGTGGTAAACTCTGCCTGGGGCTGTTGTGCCTCGGAGCTGTCATAAAGTGGTATAGGCGCCTCTGTGACGGCCTCTGGGGCCTCCACAGTATTGCCAGGGTTAATCAGCGGAGCATCGGCGTCTGTGTCCTGTGCTGCGATTTGTGCTTCGTTATCCATTGTTCGACCTTCCTACTCTTTTCTCAATCATACGGACGATCTCTGCCATCCCTGTCCGTACATAGCCGAAACTAGCGTCCTCACCTGGGACCCAAGACGGCTGCTCGATTGTTGTTTGCCTTAGATGGCTCAAGACCTTTTGACCTTCTGATGTCTTAAAAACCTTGCCATACAGAATGTCTAAATCGTCTGCCTCTGGTTTTGCCATCTCGGCAGGGACTAGGCCGTCCCATCCTTCCTCGTTCATACCATCGCTTCCTCAATGGCCCCTTCTGCTTGTTGCGCTTCTGGTGGAGCCATCATTTGTTGTAATTGTTGCATCATCATTTGCTGTTCTTGTGGCGTTGCCAACAGCTCCTGGCTAATGCCTAAACGCTCTGCAATAAATTTCAGAACGCGGTCTACGGCAACAGTGGTCTGCCCTTGCGGCCCCATGCTGTTGGCGATTTGCATATACTGCATAACATCATTGATCTCTTGCAGTTTTTGTGCCTGGGCCAATGGAGACACTGGCGTAACCTTTACCTCGATGCCATTAACGCGCAACGGCAAGTCAATCATGCCTTGCTGGTCCAGGACATACAAAGTACGGCTAACAATCGGCACCAGGATTTCTGTTATCATCCTGCCGAAAGCACTGCCCAAATTTGTGGCCAGCTCACGGGTCCTTTCTGAGATCTCCGTTGCCGACCTGGCACTCATGTTATCCGGCGGCAATGTATCGTCCATCATAATCTTTTTGATGTTCATGCGGAGATCGTTGATAACAATTTGGCTTACATTAAAATCCCCAGCTTTCGGCAGTGGAGTCAATGATGGGCCTTGTGCGCCGCCATTCCTGGCAACAGATATGATGCTGCCTGGCTGGATCTTGACGTTCTGTGGATTTAACACACCATCATCTGCGGCTGTATAAACACCAGCAATTGCCAGGCTGGCGTTCTTCAAGAGAAGCTCCAGGGTTTTGTTCAGCGTTTTAATATCACTGATCGCTGTAACCAACGGGCCTCGTCCATATACCTCGCCGGCAACCTTAGTGTACCTGGCAACAACAAATGGCGATGACCGCATCTCACGATAGACAAGCTCTTGTTTCTTTGCCGGCCAAATAACATGGTAATGATAACGGCCAGTCTCCTGGTCAAGAATAACAGCATCCACTAACTCCAGTTCTTTTTCTGGGGATCGAGTCATGGCATCGTCTAGCTCAACCGACATCTTAACGTCAGGGAACTCTGTTTGGAGAGACTCTGCCTTTACACGCAGCTTGCGATAGACGTTATCAACATTACCATAAGAGCCTTCCTCGATGGCAACCAGGTACTGTGGGATAGAATTAAACCGGATTGGCGTTGTCTCATCCCCTGGCGTAATCATCATAACAGCCGTGCCAACAGCCAGATCCATAAGAAACTCGCCCATTGCCAGGTCAAAATTAGTTTGGCGCAGTGTTTCAAACATCCGAACATTGTATCTGTCCAGGGCTTCTTGGGCTGCGTCCTGGTCTTGTTCTGGAATTGCGCTACCTGGCTCCAGACGGCACCATTGTTTATAGGGAGGAAAAAGCCCCGCCTGGAGTCTGTTAGCAAACCGTTGCGTTGAATGGATTGCTGTTGAGTCGAACACACGGGCCATCTTGCCTTTGCCGGCAACCTTGCCCTCGTAATAACCGCTATAAAGATTGCGCTGCGGGAGGGCAAACTCGTAACAATCCTCGTAAATAGACCGCCACTCGTCTTTCCTGGCTTGCGCCTTGGCCTCACGTTCAATCAATTCTTTTACATTAAGCCTTGGCATTTTTTAGCCTCTTACTGATGTTGCTGGATTTAGATCTAGCGTCTGATTTAGAAGATGCACCCCAGGCACGGAGCGATAACAGAAGCCTGGTGGGGCGTCCTTTAGCGTCACGCTCCGGCCCAGGATTACCCGCCATTCGAGCGAGGAAGGATGCTCGGCGCGGGTTATCGCCGCTCTTGACGGGGCGTTTTAAGTTCGCCCCCTCTTTGCGTTTGAAATGGTCGCGTCCAGCTTGGTTAAGACCGCCGCTTGGATTTTGATGTTTTTTTAACGTCATTAGTTTTTGCCGGCGCTTTGCCGCCTTCCCAAGCCTCGTTTACATCAGGGGTTGAAATGTCATCACCTTTCAGCGTTCCGTTCTGGTTTCTGGCGCGAACAGGAGCCACTGTAGATTTGCTGTGGACCCGTGGGTCATCTTTAATCTTTGTCATTATGAAGGCCCTAGCGTTGTTTGTTTGTCATTACTGCCCTGTTGGCTTGTTGGACTCATAAGCAAACGCATACCACCAGTTCGCCTGGCCCTTCTACGCCCAGCCCTGCGCTTGGTTTCTTCTTTGGTTTGCACAGTCGCAATTGACTCTGCCGGCTTTGCTGCCGGTTTTTCTGCCACCGACTTCTTGGCTGCTGGGGCTGCGGCTGTTGGGGCTGCGGCTGCTGGGGCACTAGGTGCAATTTCCTTTACAACTTTTCTAAAGATTTTTGTAATCGGCCTAAAGAAAGAAGCCATTGATATCTCCTACGTTTTGGATTTCGGCGTATCCCCGCCAAGTTTACGTTTTTTCTCTTCTTCATCTAAACGCTGCGGAGACATCAAGAGTCTAAGGCCGCCCGTTCTTCGCGCACGTTTTCGTGCAGTTAACCTTTTTAACGCCTCTTTTTCAGCGACTTCTGCCCGTTCTTCCTGGCGGTTCAAAGCCTCTGACACTTTGGGCTGTTGCGCTGGGGGCGGCGGCGGTTTATCCGGCACCAGGCCAAGAGCCTTGCCAACGCCTTTAACAAGTTTGCCAATTGGCTTAAAAATACTGCTCATTTTTCAAACCTAACCATCATGTAATAATCCTCACCCTCTGGGCCAAACCGCTCCATCAGGCTTTCCTCATTAAAGTACAGTGTTTTTGCAAATTTGTATGCGGGTTTGTTTGCTACTGAAACGGCGATCTGAAGGCGCTTTAGGTCATATTCGTACATCATCTCGTCTAAAAACCCTCGACACTCCTTCACAACAGCTATCGGATTTTGGCGAATGTTTTTGCCTGGCAATAGCCAAACCTCACCCACCCCTTTCCAGTACGGGCGTAGGCCAAAAATACATATTGGCTTTCCCTTGGCCATGATCGTGTATGTAAATTCCTCTATGAGTCCGTCATCAACGTATGAAATGTAATCATCAAAGTTACCTTCGTAGTGGTATCTCTCATAATCTCCCAGCTCCATAGAGATCAAATGCGATTTACGATAGGGGACCAGCTGGTGCCCCATGTTAATATTTGGGTGTGGAATAAAGCTCATAATACATCAAAGTCCATGTTTGCTTGATAAACGCCAGAACCTGGCGGGGAATAGTGGCCTCTCCGCAACCGGCGTTGCTCACCGCCGCCGAGCATCAGATAGCCAAAAGCGTCCCCGCAATGCGAATGTTCGTTCTTTACGGGCGTATCTCGGAACCGTTCCTGGCCGGCACCCAGGCTTTGGCGTTTGAAAAAGTAACCACCGGAAAGACTTTTTCGCAGTCTTAGGCACTTTTTATCCACAATCAGCCCTGGTTTGCTGCTTATCAGGCGGGACATAGGCGCTGCTCCAGCTTCACGCCGGACCTGGAAAGCGTTGCTCTCGGTAGGCTGCGCCTTGAAACCCAGGCTTCTGAGGTGGTCAAACGCCGTGACCTCGTAGATCTCGTCACGTTTGTTGCCGGCGGGGTCCCCCCATATCAGTATTTCCTGCTTGTTATAGCGTTCCGCTATCCTGGCCAGCATTTCCTGGCCGAAACGCTCCAGGCCCATATCGAACGTAACCAGCTCATCGAGGATGCGCCAGCCACCAGCCTGGGTGCGCTGCCCAAAGATTGCTGCCGGCGTCAAACCAAAGTCAACGCCGATTTGCACCGGATAATAAGGGTCCAGCTCGACATCGCCGCTCATCAGCTCATCGTCATACTCAGGCCATACGGGCCGCCCTTCCTGGACAAATGTGAACTTGCCCTCGGCATAGCACCGAATCCAGTCCAGGTTCTTACCCCCAATCAGCTGTGGATAATATCCTGGCGGTAGATTATTGCGGTTTTCTGCAGCCGGATTAATTTGCCACCAGCGTCCGGCGCCATGCACAAAGTCGTTTGCTTCTGGGTTTTCCGGCACTTCTTCCGGCAATGCCTGGATAACGCCGCCAGGTTGCCGGTGAAAAGACCAGCCCCACTTTCCCTTGATGGGGTTTTTCTCAGAAACATCATGCCACCAATGGTCCGAGTCAGGCGGGTTAGTGTCCATCCAGATCCCATACCAGGACGGGCCGCCATCCGCTTTTGTAGGATAACGCCCGACACGGTGCGTCAGTCCATCAATAACAGCTTTTGGCAACTCCCTGGCTTCGTTGCACCAGGCGCCGGTTATCTCAAGCGACAGCAATTTCCGCACCGATTGCGGCGTATCCAGGGCCAAAAATATAACCTCGCAGTCAATCCCAGCGGCATCGCCACGGCTGGGCAGTTTCAAATGATGCGTGATTGGCGGCTGCCATCTCATGCCTCCCCATGTAGACTCAGGGAATAGTTCCTGCCAAGTCTTAATAGTGGTGGTTCGCAGCTCGGGGTATGTATTTCTAACGACCACAAAACGAGTATATCGGATACCGTCTCTGGGGGATGGCCGTTGTTTAACAGCTCTAAGCATAATTTCTGCAGCACATCCATAGCTTTTTCCACTTCCAACGGGTCCCATGAGGCCTCTGACAAAGCTGTCATCATTTATCAACCTCCATACTGTCGGGCTTTGCGAAAAATCTAAATCCAGGCTAGGTACATCAGTCACGGCCCATCCCCTCTAAGCGTTGCACCAAATACTCATCAGGACGCCGCTTGCCCTGGACCATCTCACGAATACGGCTTTTTGACCGGCCAAACTGCCTGGCAATCTCAGCCTCGCTCATCCGCGCTTTCAACATCGCCTGGGCCATCCGCAGCCCCTCTTTCTGGTACGGCGCTTCCATTATTTTCCTCCATCTCGATTGTCGGACCCTTCATGTTGATGCCAACAATACTAGGTTTATCGTGGTGTTCTTCCTGGTCCAGCATACCGGACGCCTTGGCCAGCACTCTCAACACACTAACTTTATCGTGCATCTCAATCGTTACGTCCTCGCCACGGACACTGATCTTTTTAATCGCCCGTAAAGCATGTTCGGGGATATCATCGTAATCTTTGATCGTCCCGTCCAAATTAACAATGTCAGTAATGTTTGCCGTGCCCAGGGCGATTAACTCCTGGGCAACAGCTTCTTTGTTTTGATGCAATGTCTCAGCACGGCCAACACGCCGCTGGACCATCTTGACGCCGCCAAACCGGCCCAATGGAGGACGCTTATCTGTCATCAGCTGTACTTGCTGGGCTTGGCGTTTCTTTTCTTAGCCCCAGCCTTGGCCCTTATCCGAGCCAAAACCGTCCGGTCATTTATCGCACGTTCACGATAAAACCGGCTGTA